TGCATACTTTTCGTCCCATAGGAAGTCGAACGGCTTGGTGATGAGAACGTCACTCTCCACCAGTATGAAGCCGTCCTTCAAGATGCCCCACAGATACTGCACGCTCATCATGTGCTTCACGCTCCCATAGTTGCTCTTGTGCGCCAACTCCCAGCACTTGTTGGGGTAGTTGGTCAATTCTTGGTCGAAGTTGACGAGCTGCTGCTTGCGGTTGTTCAGCACCTTCACGCCCTTCATGCGCTTGTAGAACGGTCGCTTGTCACTATTGTCGAGCACCGTTACAGACCAGTCGCATCCCACCTTGCGGATGCTCAGGATGCAAGCCTCGGTCAGTTCGGGGGTGTTGTAGTGGATTATTGCTATTTGTTTCATATTTTCGTCGCTTTCGTTTACTATACTAAACCGTTGCGGTTGTCTATACTAAACCGCTGCGGTTATCTATACTAACCTTATGCGGTCTGCTCGCCCTCCTTTGGCGACTCCGATGGTGTGGGTTGTGCGCCACTGAGTTTTGGACTTCCGAGCTCTGCCAAGTTGGTGCTGACGTAGATGATGTCGCCACCCTCCACGGCTGGTCGGTCGTACTGCTGGCGGATTTCGTTCACCGTAGCGGCACCGGTCTGCAACTGCAACTGGTCCACCTTTGCCTGTGCCTCCTTGTCGAGTCGGAGCAGTGGCTGTTCGCACATGTGGATGCGACGCTTGCCGAAGTCGTCGCGCGTCAGCAGCTTGCGGTTCATCTCCTGTTCCATCTCTGTGATGTCGGGTTGCACGGTGCGCTGTAGGTACTCCAGTGTGGCGTTGGTGTAGGTGGTGTAGTGTGAATTAGTGTCGAGCATCAGCAGGGGGCGCGGGGTGCCGAAGAATCGGGCTACGTCGTCGAGCCCCATGTTCATCGACTCCATCAGCTGCATGTCCTGTGCGGTCATCGATATGTTCTGGAACGACTCAAGGCCGTGCATGCTCACGATGTCCTGACCGGAGTATAGCTTGTCCTGCATCTCCTTGGCGGTCTTCTGCACTTGGTCGGGGTTCAGCAGTCCGAAGGCCAGTGTGCCTTGTCCCTGTGTCGGTTGCTTTTCGCTGATGATACCCTTCACGCGACCACCCTTGGCGGCTGTCTCGAGTGTCTGGTTGCTTTCGGTCTTGATCAGACTCAGCGTGTCGTAGGCATACTTGATGGTCGAGATGCCCCAGAATCCGTTTTGACGGCGGAAAGTGTTGGCGAAGTGTAGCACGTCGCGCCTTGGTACATTCACCTCGAAACGCTCGCCATTCTCACCCAGGTAGGTGAGGTTGTACACGCCGGTGATTTCGTCGTAGCCTCCACAGTTAGCCAGCCACAGACTTGTTGGGTCTCCCCACTCGTCGCGCTCGATGTAGATAAAGGCATTACCCAGCAGCAGACGGCGGATGACCACCTGCTCGATGAGCGATGCAGCGGTGCTGATGGGGTTTGGCTGCACCTGCAACAGATAGTTGATGGTCTTGCCAGGTCCCCACATGTCGGCGATGAAGTTTCCGCCTGCCGCATTCATTTTCTGGTACTGAATGGCGAACTGCGCCTCCGTCTTAGCACGAAGCTCCACGGCACGATAGACAGCCGATACCGTCAGAGCCAGCTCAGGCCGCCCGATGCGTACTATCTTCTCCTCGAAGGTGGCACCCGTCGCCTGTGGCTGGTTGCTCGCGTGGTTCGGGTCGGTAGTCACCGGCACACCCGTGGTCTCGCGCTTTCTTGTGCCGAAAATATTTGTTCCGAATAATTCCATAATCTTATCGTTTACTTATCGGGCAAAATGTGGTTACGGGTTTACTATCGTCACGGCGGTGGTCATCTCGGTGGCACGGATGATGATCTTGTTCTCGCGCTTGTCGCTGTTGAGCGATTGCACCTGATACACCTTGCCATTGCACTCAATGAGTGACTCGCGGGTGATGGTGACGTTGGCGGAGAAGTTCATGCGGAAGATGACGCTATCGTAGGCATCCAGCGCACCCTCGCGGAGTGCTCTGGTGCCTTTGCTGAACTCATAGCTTGACCATAGTGAGCCGTCGCGCCGGTAGCCCGTCTTCTCACCAAACTGCCGCTCTGATGGCTGCACCTTGTTGAGAATGGTCACGCGGTGGTTGCGCATACCTGATGTAAATCCTGTTGCCATAGCGTTATTCGGTTGGTTCGTGAGCAGCATAGACAATGTGACTGTCAGCCGTGCGGATGTTGTGGCCGTCGGCTGTGATAATCTCGCGCAGGTCGATGAGTGCGTTCTTCTTGCCAGTGAGGGTGACTTGGCATGTGGTGCGCTGGCGGTTTTGTGCGGTGTACTGGATGTCGCTGACGATAGCGTCGCCGGCCAGCATGGTCTCGCCGCTGTCGCGGTTCTTGTCGCCGCTGGCGGTAGCCAGTTGCGCCTGTACCGTCTGCCCGATGAGGTCGGAGAGTTCAGCCACACCGATTGCGCCCAGCTCTTCTTCGTCGGTCACGGCAGCGTTGGCAGTCACCGACCATTGCAGGCTGACGGCACGGTTCTTCGTCCATGCGCCTTCATCGTCCTTGGTCGAGTAGGGTGTGACGTTCAGCGATAGTTGGAGCTGGCAGTCGAGGGCGGCGATGATGGCACGACCGCCCACGAAGATTCTGAGGTTTTGTCCTTTTACTGTTGCCATTGTTCGTTGGGGGTTAATACCCTGCGGCAGAACCGCAGGGCACGGTGGTTACTATTCTGCGGTCTCGGTGGTTACGGGCTGCAAGGCTTCAGCGTAGGGTGTCCAGTCGATGCCCTCCTTCTCGGCACGGCCTGCCTCCAGGCATTCATTCTTCCATGCCAGACAAGCGTCGTTGAAAGCCTTCAGCGCAGCCTTGGTCTCGAAGTTGTGATAGACGGGTGTGCCGTCTTCCTCCTCACCAATCTTCAGGCGACAGGGAGCCGTGGCGGTGGTGAAGTTGATTTGGTTCTCAATCGAGAGCCAGACTGGCTTTTCCTCGAAGGTCATGCCGCCAACGATCTTGTCGGTGATGCGCTCGTTGATGTCGGCAATGATGGCAGCTTTGACAGCCTCGAAGGTCGGTTTACCCTGTTTCTTGTAGAAGTCAAGCTGATACCACTCGGCCTTGTCGCCGTCTTCTTTCAGTCCGTACATGATGACCACGCGGCTCTGGTCCTCTGATACTGGAGCGTAGTCGCTCACGTTGCCGCAATACTTGTTGTTTGCCATGATTTTTGCTTGTTAAAATTCAACATGTTCTAACAAGCGGGCGAAATAGTGTTTGGGGTTTACTATTAAATGGAGAAACCTCAAATCATGCTGCCTTGATGATGTCGCCGTCCATCTCCTCGAACAGATGGTGACGGATATTGAATGATGATGAGTGCGACAGCACACCCAGATAGGAGTTGATGCTGGCTTCGGCGTGACTGATGTCGCGCAGGTCGATGGTCTTCACGTTCTGCTCGATGCGTGCCAGCGTCTTGTTCGAGATGTAGTCGCGGTATGGTTTGACAAATGCGCCCAGGAACTCCACACCCTGACTGACCTCACGGACGTGGAGTTTACCCATGTGTAGTTGTAATCCCAGTTCATCGGCAAGGAACTCACGCACCTTGGGCACTTGTTCCAGTAACCACTCACGGCAGGCATCCACCATTGTCGAGTCGTCAACATACCGCCCGTAATAGTGGCAGAGGATGATGCGCTTCACCCATTGGTCGAAGGGGTTCATGTAGACATTCGAGAACAGTTGCGAGGTGAGATTGCCGATGGGCAGTCCGAGTCCTGGCTGCACGTAGCGCATGCACTTGGAGTGGTCCATACCGTCCCAGTCGCTATCATCACCTACAATGATGCAGTTCTCCATCGGGTTTAGCATCACGATCTGCTCGGTAAGCCACAGGATGAAGCGCATGTCGCGGATGTCCTGCCAACGGGTTGCAGGTGTCAGCAGCACGCCTGAAGGTATGGGTACGTCGTCGGTCATGCCAACCTTGTGTCCTGCCATCGTGCGCAGACTCTCAGTGGCTATCTCCAGCAGCTTCTTGCGGTTGATGTGCATGAAGTAGCCACGGATGTCGAGGTTCATGGCATAGCAGGGTTGCATCCAGTTGAGCGAAGCCTGCCGGATGTGCTGGCGCAATCGGCTGACACCATAATGCGTGCCACGACCTTCGATACAACTATATGAATCGGCAATGAAGGTACGCTCAAACATCTGGTGGGTATAGCGGAAGTAGAGGTGATGGACGATGCGGTCGCGGAACATGGCGGCGAACACTTCACGCTTCTTGGGATAGTCTATGACAAAGCACTTCGACGGTTGCGCCTGGTAGCGGCCCGTCAGCAGGTCGTCGCAAAGTTCTTCGAGGTTCTGACGCAGGTCGCGCTCAAACTTCACCACATACGCCATCTTGTGCTTGTGGCGGGCTGCGTCGTAGTAGGCAATATACAAATCAAACAGCAGCTGCTCGCGTGTCAGGCGGTAGCCGCTGTTGTCAGTAAGTAAAGGATTGGTGAGGGGACGGCTTGTGGAGTTCACGCTGCCGTGGTGATCTTGGTCATTGTTGACGGATTTATCGACGAGTGCTGCACCGCCCTGACGGAGAACCCGTTGAACCGATTGTTGTTGTTGGCTGGATTGACTCCTGTCGAATTGAAGTTCAGGTTGTAACCGTTAGTCTGCGAGTTGAGCGACGCACTCCAGTAGTTCCCGTTCGAGCCTCTGTTGTTGAGCCCCGTACCGTTACGGTTGCCAGAGGCAGGGAAGAAGCACAGGTCGTGGTCGGTGCCAGACTGACGGCACACGCTGAGTCGTCCAGTACCCATCGGATGGGCGGTGTGGTTCGGAATGTGAATGGTGTCGGTCGCCACCTGATACGATGCTTGCAGCGGAATACTGAGGCGTAAGCCACCGCGAGTCTTTGCTTTTTCACGCCTCCGACGGAGGTATGACGGGCAACCTATGAACTTGTCTTTTTCGTCCTGACACATTCCTCTCACCTTTTCTTTAGAGTATGCTGGTTATCTGCTGCTTCAGCCGTTGGATGAAGGCGATATTCTCCATCGGTGTACTGTCGCTGAGCGGATATGACAGTATTTGCTGTATCAGCCCGCCACCTTGGTTTGTCGGTGCAGGCGCATGGGTCGTTGTTGTGGCGGGTGTCGCTGCTGCGGCATCTGCGGCGGCTTTCTCGGCTTTACGCTGGGCTTTTGTCTGCTTCATCTCCTCCTGTGTGCGCTTCGGTGGTTTTATCTCGAACGTATTCGTCCACTTATCCACTGCCTCGATCAGCCGGTCGAAGGTTATCTCCGTGCCGTCCTGTGGTTGTGGCAATGGTATGCGGAAGGTGATGTGGTCGTTCTCTATGCCGTCGAAGCCCTGGCGGTTGGGGCAGAATTTCTCGATACTCTTAAACGGGAAGCCTACCTTGCAGAACGTCTGCTCGCTGGTGGCTATCTTGATGCGCGTCACCGCCAACGGATGGCGGTCTTTCGTCTGCATCCTTACGGCATCGGTGTATGATATGACGCTAATGATCCACGCGCTCCAATCGTAGGCGGTGTAGAACTGTCCAGTCTTATACATGTGAACCACGTCCCAATCCTGTGCCGTGGGCCGCTTGCGTTCCGTTTCAAGAATCTCGACTATTTTTGCCATTTATATATTATCTGAAAAACCAAAACCATCCGCTCTTCCCGCCAACACCGCGCCGCGGCTGTCGCCGCTTTTGGGCGCGGTGCAGGCTGGAATAGCGGTATCTTTTTCGGGATGACGAAAAAGACAAGTTACTGCACCGCCCTGACGGAGAACCCGATGAACCGATTGCTGCTGTTGGCTGGCCTGACTCCTGTCGAATAGAAGTACAGGCTGTAACCGTTAGTCTGCGAGTGGAGCGACGCACTCCGGTAGTCCCCGCTCGAGCCTCTGTTGCTGAGCCCCGTACCGTGACGGTAGCCAGAGGCGGGGAAGAAGATGGAGTTGCCGTTGATGCGCGATGTGAAGCGACGACCTGCCACGCCATCCTCATCGGTCCACTCGGAGTCGCAGTTGTTGTTCAGTTCCTGGAACTCACCCATGGTCGGCATGCGACATGGTGCGCCCATGTTGTGGCGGGCGGCGTCGTAGGTGCCGTTGGTGGGGATGTTACCCGTGAGTGCTGCGCCTGGAGTGCTGGCGTATGGTCCGTCGTTCGATGTGCCGAAGTCGTAGCCGTCGGTGCCGGTGTGTCCCTCTACGTTGCCCCACGAGAAGTACAAGCCGTCCTCGTAAGGAGTGGATGCACCCACGTTGTGCTCGCACCACAGCAAGCCTGAAGGCAGGGCGAGGTCAACGAAGCCGGTGGGGGCTGCTGCCGTCTGGCTCAGGATGCCGATCACATTAAACTGCGTACCGTCGTAGTACATGACCAGGATGGTGTTGGCGTGCACTTTGCCCATCGGCATGGCGTTGCCGTAGAGTTTAATTGGCTTTGCAGCTGAGCCGTTCACGCTGAGCGTGGGGCTGCTGGCGGTGAAAGCGTTCACGAAGTTGACGGCGATGATGCCGCCAGGGGTCAGTACGGTGTTGGTCATTGATACCGTCTTGGCTGCTGTTGCGCCAGCGGTTTCGCACACGCCGTAACCAAAGCCGAGAGGTGCCACGCTACCCGTGTCCACTATCGGCTGGATTTTGTTCAGGATGGCTTGTAACTGCGCATCCGTCTGTGAAATGATGAAATCTGCCATAACTTAATATATTAAGGGTTGATAAAAAAAATATGTTAATCTATTCCTACTCTGTGACCTGATGTCGTCTTGACGAAGTTGCCGTTCCACGTTACTATCAGTCTGTTGCGCTTCATCAGCTGCGTCACGACGACCGTCACCTTCATGCTGTTCTGATGTGCCGACACCTTGTTGCCGTCAGCGGTGATGATGTTCTTCCAGTTGGAGGTCACCACCTCGTCCGTGCCTCTTCCGCTGCTGAGTGCCTTGACGGTGTTGCCGCTTGCCGTGCGGATATGATTACCGCTGGCGGTCTGCACCACTTCGCTGATGGCTCCGTCGCCCACCACGAACGTCACGCGCTGCTGTCGGTCATGGTCTATGCAGTCAGTATCCGAGGTGACGGTGACCAGCTGATTGCCCTCACCCTTTGCATAGGTGAGGACAATATTTCCGGGGCCGTCGTTCCAAGGAATCGTGATGCGTACCATAATGTTCAATGGTCAATGTTCAATGGTCAATATTATTCCACCGTCCAGTTAGTGTTAGAGGTAACGGTGAACGAAGCGGAGGTCTGAGCCGTTGCAGCATTCCAGTCGAGCTGTACACTGGTCGGAGCAACTTCGAGCACGGGATCACCAGCGGCCTGAGTGATGACGCATGTGGCAGTATGTCCGGCATTGTCGGTCACGATGAGTTGCACCGAGCGTTCCGTGATGACTGGGTTCTTCGCAATGTCGGTGAACTGGATGGAGAAGGGGAACTCCTGCGTTGCTCCTGGGTCGCCCGTGATGGTTGCACCGTTGTTGGTGGTCAGCGAATTGGCGAGGTAGGTAGCAGGGAGCGTCAGCTGTAAGCTGCCACCACTCGCGAGGGTGAACGTCAGCTTTGAAGAGTTGGTGGTGCCCTCGATGGTGAGTGTGGGCACACCGTCCTTGCTGACGGACTTCGCGCTCTGGATGGTTACAAACTCAGGCTTACCAGCCTGTATCACTTGGCGCACGACATCCTCGCAGTTGGGTGCTTTGAATGTCATGGCGGTCTGACGAGGTGAGCGTCCTGTGTTGTCGGTGCCTGCGGTCACGTTCACGGTGTCGTTTCCGCTGCCCTGTGTCTTGCTCGGAATGAGCCATTGTGCGTATGCCATATCCTAATGAATTAAATGATTTTCCAATGTAGTCCTGTTGATGTCTCAATGTTGTAGTCGATGCCCATCTGCGGATTGAGCCACACGAGCTGTTGCGGTTCGGTGGGTGTAACCTGTATCCAGTGGAAGAGTCCCGTCTCACGGGTGCGGTCGCCACTACCGTCGATAGGTCTGAGTGCATCGCCTGCACGTCCGCTCACAGCAAGCAAGGCAGCAGCCTTGGCCGTTGCCGTCGGGATGGCGTGAGCCGTAGCCCTGAGCCCTCCACTTGCTATGCTTGCGCGTCCTTTCATCCTGCAATCTTGATATGTGGGTTAATCTTGATTACCTCTTTGCGGGTGCCGCTCTGATAGTCGGTGTCGGGAATGAATACCGTCAGCCGGAGCATCAGCGTACCGACGCCCAGTTCTTCCGAGTCCACCAGCACCACGTAGCTTGCGCCCTCGTCGGTCATGATGCAGTCGTCTTTCACGAAGTCTGCATCCACGTCTTTCTCCGACATGTTGATGACCTTCAGCGTGAAGTCCACGTCAGAAAGTTTTAGTCCGTCGGGCAGGTCTGCCGTGAATGCTATCTTCACGTCTGAGCCCAGCGTCACCGTCTGCACGTCGCCGTCGGTGTCTGATGTCAGCCGCATGTAGGGCTTGATGAGCATGTCGAAGCCGTAGGGAACCATGCTTAGGTTCTGCATCGACACAGCGGCATTGTGCTCATAGCTGGTAGTCACCAGCAACAGTGCGGCGTGTACGATGTCCGGTGGTATCATGCCGTACGTCTCGATGAAGTCTCCGTATGGTCGGCACAGATTGAAAATGACCTGCTCCGCGCTGTTGCCGTAGTCCGTCAGCTTAGAGTCCTCCAGCGTGAAGTCCTCTTCGATGCGGCATTGTGCCTTAATCTGTTGTAGAGTGAGAAATTTCATATTTCGCAATTATTAAATTCTAATAATCGGGCGAAATATGGTTTTAGGTTTACTTTCGGCAATAGTCGAAAGCAAGGAATAAATAAAAAGAGGACACCGCTGTGCCCTCACTACTACTAAAACAAATACTAATTATCTAACACCTTATTAACGATAAAAAAGAAATAACAGCACGCCCTCACGACGGGCTGTTATTTCATAACAAAAAACATCTATTATAATAATACTATGAAAAACACATCCTTATTTCTTCAGCAGGTCACTGATGACGTGCCGGCGGTTCTTGCCATCCGAGCGGAACGACACGTGTACCCAGTAGGTGCCCTTGGCGTTGTGCTCCCAGATGAGCTGGTCGAAGTCGCAGTGGTCCATGATCCACGTCATCCACTTGCGCCCTTTCTTCTTGTCACCGTCTATGCAGAGGTCAACGGCCTCGCCCTTGGTGTGCTGCGAGTTTGCCACACCGCCCACGGCTTGGTTCAGTCTGGTGCACCGGTAGCCGCTGCCTATCTTGATAGGTTCATTCATGGCATCGCGCAAGGGTTGCAACACGTTATGCACCAAGGCGCACAGGTTGCACACCTCCACGATACCAGGGGCGTTGATGATATGCTGCTGTTTGGCTGTCTCGCTGGCCAGCAGCTCGTCCAGCGTAAAGTTCTTACTGATTCTTGTCGCCATCTCCATCATCTTTATGAATCTCCACACTCGTATCTCCCTTCTGAATCTTCACCTCCAGCCCCAGCTCAATGGCGCGGAAGCCGTAGATGATGACGGGGAACAGAAGCAATTCGCCAACCGCCGTGAGCACGCTCCCGTCTATCACGCCCATCGGCGGCAGTAAAAACCCTGCTATTATCAGCAGCACCGATATGACGAAGCAGATGACCGTCACGATGCGGCAGAAGCAGCACTGCTGCTCGGTCTTGTTTTTACTCTTCATATTGCACATGCGCCGTCCTCCCATCGTTTAGTCCGTTAATGCGTGATAATACTCCTTCACCTTCGGCCAAGCCATGAAAGCCACAGCCACAACGCCCACGGCAATCACGTAACCTTTGGAATACAACACCCATCCCAGTCCTCCGATAGTTCCCAGGATATACAGGCAAATCATGATAAAATAAAAGAACTGTTTCATAATCTTTCTTTTTAATTGGTTTCTAACCTACAGGCGAAATGCGGTCGGGGGTTTACTCACAATTTCCCAAGGTGTTTCTTGCCCACGTAGATAATGCCGACTATCAGTAACAAATACAGCAGGATGTTCGCCAGGTGTAGGCGCGTCTGTTGCCACCACGTCAGCTGTGCGGGCACTTCCTTGATGACCTCGACGGGGTAGAGGATGCTGTCGCGGATGGTGTCATGAGTGGCGGTCATGTGCTCCAGTTCACGCAGCCGCTGTTCCATTTCTCGCTGAAGCACCAGCCATGCCCGCTGGTTGGCTTGCATCTGTATGCCGTACTTCGCCATTGCTGCCGAATCGACCTCGCGGATGATGGTCGTATTCTCGGTGTGTACGCTGTCGCGTTCCTTCACGCTGTCTGTGTGCCAATGGTGTTCGGTGTGCTGCTCTGCCACCGGTACATACTTCGTGGTGGTGCATGATCCGAACAGGGCGCAGATGGCGAGGCCAACCATGATCATCACGATAAATATTACCCCCTGCAAGCATCCTGCCTTCATCCGTTCTTCGTCACTCATTCCCTTGTAGGGGTCGTAGCCATTGTGTCGCCACATCTCGTTTGGGTCGTTGTAGTCTATTGGTGTCATAGTCGTATTATTTTTGATAAAACATTTTGATTCGCTCATACATATCGCGGTCGGTGATAATCTGGCTTCTCTTGTCTTCGAACTCCGCCTGCTGCATCCCCGTCGTCATGTCGTAGGTGATGAAGGTGCGCACCAGGTAGTATTTGTCGAACTCCTGCCCAAGCAGCACACCTTCTGGAACACAACACGACAGGTGGTCTTCACCGTTCCAACGCACCGAGCGGCCCACCACACGCTGATTGTCCGAGTCCATGCCGTGCGGATTGTTCAAGAAGTAGTGCTTGATGAGCTCGATGCCGTGCTCACCCACCTTGGCACGTTCTGCATACCGCTTCCACATGTGTGGTGTCAGCACCATTGGCGATATAAGTCGCTGGCCGCTCAGCCATGTGGTATATACCGTCAGTCCCTCGCTGGTGTGGAGAATGACGGCAACACCCGTCAGTATGGTCTTCATGCGCTTGTTGAACACACGACTGAAGAATACGTAGCGGTTCTTTCTCGTCGAGGTGTATTCCTTCCAGATGTGATACGGAAACTGCCGACACTTCAATGCCCGTCGCCGCTGGTCGTCCAACTGATGTCGCCACCATCGCGTCACCGACTCGCGCTCCCGTTCCAATTCTTGATAGACCTCTTCGTGGGTCATGCTATCTACTATCATATTATTCGTTCAATTTATTGTTTGTAGTTTACTATTCTTCATACACAACAGTCTGTCGGCGTTTCTTTATCACGTTACGGGCACAACCTCGCATGTTGGTCGATATTGAACTAATATACAGGTTGCGAGCAACAGCCCGTTGACATAAGCCCTCGATGACCTCACTCGCCACGTCTTTGGCAATCTGACGGCTATAATGATATTTGCTATGAATGTAATCCACTAACCAGTCGTACTTCTCCATGATATACTTCACCAACGGCGAAGCATTGCCGGTGTCGTAATAATCTATCAGCATCTGCGCCTCGTTCATCCGTTGCGCCATGATTTTGCGCCATCTCTTGATATGGTTGGCACGAGCCTTGGCATGGTTCATCGCGTTGAACTCCGAGTGATACACCAGTCGGAAATTGTCACCTTCACGCAGCACATAGATGTCGCTGGGTATTGTGTCGGGACTCACGCCAATCATAGCAGCGTAAATCACGCGGTTGGCACCGATACACTTCCGCTTGCCGTCCTGACGGGTCAACTGGTAATGGCTTCCGCAGTAGTTCGTCACCATCTTAATCGGTCGCCCGTCGTTCCTATAAACAGCACGATTGGATACGTCCACCATGTAGTCGTAGCCAACCATCTGCACCATTTCGTTGTTTTCTATAACCTTCGTCATTGCGTCTCCGTTCTTTTCTTTTCATCCTCCACAGCTTCGCCGTCAATGCTTCCGTCGGGCTCGTAGTCCGCCGCCTGCGTCACGATGATGGTTGCTATCTCACGGCAATACTCCTTGGCCACCTTTGCGCCGTC